GTAAAGAAGGACATATTGGAAGTTCTTTGTCTATATTGGACATATTATACGTTTTATACGATAGATTTATATTAGGAACAGATGACAAATTCGTTTTAAGTAAAGGACATGCTTCTTTGGCATTATATGTAATATTAAACGAGTTCAATTTACTAGAAGAACCGTTAGAAAATTATTGTAAGTTTGATAGTTTAATAGGTGGACATCCGAATGATAAGTTAAACGCTGTGGAAGCGTCTACAGGCTCACTAGGCCACGGATTACCAATAGCTATTGGTATGGCAATGGGATATAAAATACTGAAAAGTTCTAACCATGTTTATTGCTTAATAGGAGACGGAGAAATGAACGAGGGAACTATTTGGGAATCGCTATTATTAGCGTCAAACCATAACCTAAACAACTTAACATGTGTTTTAGATTATAACCATTCAAACGATAGAGCTTTAAAGATTGATAATATAATTAAAAAGGTAGACGCCTTCAATTGGAATTGTATTGAAATAAATGGACATAATCATGAAGAAATAGTTCGAGGATTAGGCATACGACATGTTAACATGCCAACATTTATAGTAGCAAATACAATAAAAGGTAAAGGTGTATCTATTATGGAGAATAATCCAGAATGGCATCATAAATACCCTACAGATGAACAACTAGAAGAGATTTTACAAAACGTATAGTCAACACTGTAACATGCAATATTCATAAAAAAATGAGAAAACAATTAGTGAAATCCATAAAAAACATAATGAGAACAGATTCAAAAGCTGTTTTATTGTTGGGTGATATTGGAGTGTTTGGATTTAGAGAGGAACTTAAAGAGATTCCTGACAGGACTTATAACATAGGAATACTAGAGCAATCTACTATAAGTGTAGCTGCTGGATTGGCGAAAACTGGTCTAATACCGTTTGTTCATACTATTGCCCCATTTTTAGTTGAGCGTGCTTTTGAACAATTAAAAATAGACTTCGGATATCAAAATCTTAATGGCAATTTTATAAGCGTGGGATATTCTTATGATTATGCAGCATTAGGATGCACTCATCATTGTCCAGCCGATATAGGTGTATTATTAAATATACCAAATATGCAAATCGTGACTCCCGGAACGTCAGAAGAGTTTGATTCTTTACTGAAAGCTACATATAACAATAGCTCACCTACATACATACGACTTAGTGAATACGAAAACGAATATTCTAATAGCGTTGAATTTGGCAGAGCTAACGTTATAAAAAGGGGCAGTAAAGCCACAATAGTATGCTTCGGAAACATGCTGTCTAATGTGATTAAAGCGTGTGATGACTTGGATGTTACAATTCTTTATTATTCCACCATAATGCCATTTGATTGCGAATCGTTAATGGAAAATTTCAATGATGTTATTATAACGTGTGAGCCTTTTTATGAGGGTAGCGTAAACCATTTGATACTAAATGCTATAAGAGGAAAAATGTGTGAGATTCATAATATTGGAATACCTAGACATTTTCTGTCCAATTATGGCAATAAACTGGAACATGACATTAAATTAAAACTTGATTTTGAAGGCATCAGAGATAAAATATTGACATGCATAAGATAATACTAGAAGATGTGGAGAACATACTAGAAAAAACAGATTTAAAATCTTTGAAAAATTCTAGGATTTTGATTACTGGTGCTACTGGTATTATAGGAACATATTTAATAGCATGTCTAAAAAATATTAAAGAAGCACAAAACCTAGAAATATATGCTTGGACAAATTCTTCTATTCCAGAATTCTCCAAAGAAATTTTCAAAGGTTGTGAGATTATAATTGGTGATATAACGGAACCTGAAAATTTTAAAAATCTTCCCAAGTTCGACTACATTATTCATGCCGCAGGATATGGGCAACCTATAAAATTCGTTAAAGATAAAATAAAAACCATAAAAATAAATACTTCGGCAACTATACAACTTTTTAATGTTTTAAAAGATGGTGGCAGGTTCTTGTTTATGAGTTCCAGTGAAGTCTACAACGGAATAGAAAGTTGCAACATCAACGAGAACATGATGGGGAATATGAACACCAGCCATTTTCGCTCTTGCTATATAGAAGGGAAAAAAAGAGGGGAATCCATATGTCACGCATATGCAGAATTAGGATATAACGTAAAAATCGCAAGATTGTCATTAGCATATGGGCCGGGAACCAGAGTTGACGACGAAAGAGTTATTAACACGTTTATCAAAAACGGATTGACAAAAAAACATATAACCATGTTAGATCACGGTGAATCGATTAGAACATACTGCTACATAACAGACGCAATAGAAATGATTTTCAACGTATTTTTACACGGTAAACATGTTATATATAACGTTGGTGGAGTATCACGAACATCAATATACGATATGGCGTATACTATATCTAAACTTTTAAATGTGGATGTAATATTACCAGACTTGGAAAAGCCGCTAGTAGGAAACCCTGCCTTTGTTGGAATTAACTGTGACAGATACATGAGCGAATTTGAAAAAAATGGATTTACGCATTTAAAAAACGGATTGGAAAAGACTATAAATTGGTATAAAAAATTATTAACATGAAAATAGACATTAAACGAATAGAAGAAATTTTAGGATTCGAAATACCATTAGAATCGAAAAAACAATATGAAGAATTTGATTTAACATATGAAAATTTGACAGAATCTGAATTTATGGATTACTTGACAGATGTAGTTAAAGTGTTAATGTCGGACATCACTAAATCTGGAAGTCATAGATTTGAAGAGTGGGAGAATGGATGGGAAGGAAATTTGAATAGTTTCGTGGAAACTGAAAACGTTTTAGACCTAATTCCTAAATATCACAGCAAGAGAAGCTATGTTCGATGGGATGGTAATATAATCAAACCAAACAATAAAAAATTTGATTATTTAATACATACGATATTTGTAGATAGTATATTACAAAAATATTGTGAAAATGTAGCTAATGTGTTTGAATTTGGGTGTGGTTCAGGATACCATCTAATAAGAAACAGTGAAAAATATAAAAATAAGCAATTCTATGGGTTAGATTGGACAGTAGCATCGCAAAATATACTTAAAACCAGTAACGAAAAATTGGGTAACAATATCATAGCTAAAAATTTCAATTTTTTTGAGCCAGATAGAGATATAACAATACCTAGAAATAGCGCAGTTTATACTGTTGCAGCATTAGAACAGGTGGGTGAAAACTTTAAAACTTTTGTTGATTATTTAATAGAACAATCCCCTGATATATGTATTCATTTTGAGCCTATAGATGAATTGTTGGATTCTTCCAATTTGTTAGATTCTTTATCTATTCATTATTTCAGAAAGAGGAATTACTTGAAGGGGTTTTTACCATATTTGGAAAAATTAGAAAGCGAGGGGAAAATAGAAATACTTAAAAAACAGAGAATATACTCTGGTAGTTATTTTATAGAGGGACACTCGTTAATAATGTGGAGGGCTAAGTGAATATCCAAGCAGAACAAACTAAATTAGATGGAGTTTTGTTGATACATTCTGAATTTTTCGAAGATGAGCGTGGCAGACTATACGAATCTTATAACAAAGAAACTTTTAAAACTTTTGGGGTTTCAGAGGAAATAATACAAGAAAAACATTCTTTTTCTAAATTTAAAGTTTTGCGAGGTCTACATTTCCAGAAAGAACCATACGGACAAGGTAAACTGGTTAGATGTAACTTTGGAAAGATATTTGATGTAGTTGTAGACATTAGAAGAGATTCTAAAACATACGGTGAATGGATTGGAGTAGAATTATCGGAAGATAATGGTATACAATTATACATACCATCTGGATTAGCTCATGGGTTTTTAGTTCTCAGTGAAAGCGGTGCCATGTTCAATTATCATATAACCAAATCCCAATTTAATAAAGATTTTGACAGTGGTATTAGATTTGACGATGAAAAAATTGGAATAGTTTGGCCTATAGACATAAATACGATGATTATCTCTGAAAAAGATAAAGGTTTGCCATCGTTGAATGAATATGAAAATAGATAGAATATATATAATACATTTTCCTTGTTTGACAGAACGTAAGGAGTATATGGACAAAAAGATTAAAGATTTTAATGTCCCTTACGAATACGTTTGTAAATATGTTAAAACTTCTGTTGAAATATTCGACAAAAAATTTATAGATGTTTCTGAGACTAATAAGAACAGAAAAAATTCTATGTTAGTCGGTGATAAAGCTCATGCGGGGCACAACTCTGAAATTATACATTACGAATGGTATCAAAAAGTTTTAACCGCTTTAAGTGGTTCTAAAGACTTTTCGATAACAAGTAATAAAATCAATGAATCAAGTTGCACATCAAAAGAGAGACAAGAAGAATATATAAAACATATAATCACCACAGAAGATAGAATTCTTACCGCCGATCAAGACATTTTAAAAGAGTTTTTAGAGGTGATGACATATAATACTATTATATGTTCAAATAGCACTTGGGGATGGTGGGCGTGTTTTTTAAGTAACGCTGAAAACATATATACATTTGATAAATTTGGCATGTTTGGCATGTTTGGAGTCCCCTTATTAAGAACTCATGGTATACATGTAAATGCATTATCTAATATACGTAACATATCTCGTGTTGTAGAAGGTTCTCTTATTGATATATCTAGTTTATGAAAATTTTTATTTTACACCACACACCAGCGATTGAACGTAAAATGAAATTACAAGAAGATTTAAGTGATGTGAATTTACAATATCCCATTGAGTGGGTGGAAAAGTTTTTACCCTCAGAAATAGATAAAACTGTCAATCACAATATAAAGTTGAGTGAAGCATCTTTATCTCTAAAGCATAGATACGTATTTGAACAGATACTGAAACATGATATGCCATACGGTATAGTTTTTGAAGACGATGTGGATATTTTAAGTGTTAAAAAATTAAATGATTTCATAGAAAAAAGTGTTCGTGAATTAGAATACAACTTTGGTGATGTTTTATGGATTGGTGATATATGGGTAGGTAAATACACTGTTCCGAAAATACACATAAATGAAAATCAACTTTCACATTTTTCTGATGATTACTGGTCAAGAGCAACACACGCATACATTATAAGTAACTCTGGAGCGAGAACTATGCTTCAAGAATATAATTTAGAGGAACCTATTGATCATTTATTCAATACAATCAAGCGACACCGACAATTACGCTTCGGGTGGACAACCCCCGGTATACTACAAAAGTCCGCTGAAGGAGTATGGTCTTCACTTATATAGTGAAAGTAATGGATATTTTTATGAAATTGAGTTAATTAACAGTATATGATAAAAACTCCTATATTAGAGACATACTCATACGGTAATAGCAACATCCCTGTAGATATATTTACACTACAAAAACAAGTTTTTGATAAGTTCAACCTTCCAATCAAACAAGTCGAGGGAAATTTACCTCACGGTGTTTTTTTAACAGAAACAGCGAAAGCATGTAACAGTAAATATATAATTTTCTTTGATATAGACTGTATACCTTTAACCCCCGATATATACAATATAATTATTTCTGAATTAGAGAAAGAAAAGTGCATAATAGGCATAGAGCAAAAGTGCAATTGCAATCCTTATGATCATATTTATGCTGGCCCTGCTTGTTTAGCATTTTCAACAGAACTATATCGTGAGATTGGATGCCCGTCACTTGTCCAAAATACAAGAAGCGATGTAGGTGAAGAATTAACGTGGGCATGTGAGGAAAAGAATATCAATGTAAAATTTTTTAATGCCTCCTCTTCTGAGATTCCGAAATGGAAGTTAACAGGTAACAGGAATTTCGGTATCGGCACTACTTATAGTCATAACAACGTAGATGTTATATACCATCAATTTGAAATACGTAAAAGCCATGACAACTTTATTACAAAATGTAAATCTGTTTTAAGCTAATTATGTATTATCAATTCGAAAAAGAAGTTAGTTTTTATACACAATGCTACGATAAGGATTATCAATATGTTCTCGATGAAAATCGCATATTTAATACAACACAATTAATAAAATTGCCCTATAATATTATTATTAATTTGTGTGATAACTACATAGCTGTTAAAGAGCATTGTGAGATATTACGTGAAAAAAAACTTGTTAATAATTATTTTTGTGTAAATGAATATCTATACGATATTTTAGAATACTTTAATCTAACTGAATCACAATTTACATGCAACTTACATTATAAAATTTGCTTATATGGAATGGCAGCTTTATTTTTCAGTGAAAAACAATATTTATTTTTTTTAACAGGAGATAGTATACCTACCTCTATGACTAATTTTATCATGGATTGTTTAGCCCATGATAAACAAACATCAGAACTATATACCTACACTTTAAATTGGGCTGACAGCTTGGATTATCCAAGAAGTCAATCTTATAAAGAAGATGAAAAATTTTTATATGTTAAAAATTTTTCCGATCAAAATTTTTTAGTAAATAAAAATCGTCTTAATATTAAGAAATTATTACAAGACTTTAATACAACAGATTATCCGCATATTGATGCTTTTGAAAGTAGGTTTTCAAAATATATGAGTGATAATAATGTATGCCGAGCTATATATAAAGAGGGTAACTATAAGCATCAAAATTTCTTTTAATTTTTATGAAAAACAACATAAGTAAAACACACTGCACAGTATTATTAACTAATGATGCATATTTTAATAAAATGCTACATACCTTGCAAGGTATTTTAAATTTCGAGCATAATACAGATATAGTTGTAATTATAGGTGATGATTTAAAAGACTCTGATAAACTAAATCACCCCACAATTAGACAAAATAATGTTATTGTAAAGTATTTTCCAGATATTGAATTTACACAAGAGTTTAATAATACTTTTAACACTTTAAAACGTGAATCGACGTGGGTTCAACGAAAATTTCAATATCACAAGTTTAACGTTTTTAACACTTTTTTTAAGCAGTGGAATTTTATTATATATATAGATTCTGGCTCTACTATATTCAATTCAATAGACATATTGTTTAATGCTATACGACATGAAAAGTTTTGCGCTCACAGTGACGGATATCCTAATAATCCGTGGGTTTTAAAAGGGCAATTTGACACGACAAATCCTTTATTTGAAAATTTAAATGGGACATATAATCTTGAAATCGATTACCCACAAACAACAATTATGATTTTCGATACAAATATAATCAACGAAAACACTGTCGAAGAACTTCACGGTTTAGCTGAACGATGGCCCATATCAATAACAAACGATCAAGGAATAATATCCCTTTATTTTACGGCAATTAAAAATATATGGGAGCAAATACAGTTAGGTGATGAAAATTTCTGGTATTATGATTACTGTATAAGAGATAGTAAAGTTGACAAACCTCACGTAATCGTTAAATGTTTCAACACATAAAATCATGTTTTATTCACAAATAGGTCAAGACGAATTCGTATATACCGCTGCACAAAAATATATGAATTTGGAAAAAGAAGGCACATTTTTAGATATTGGGTGTCATCATTATGAACATATTAACAATACGTATTTTTTAGAAAAAACACACAATTGGAGAGGTATAGGTGTTGATATTGATAATCAGTGGGAGCAGGAATGGAAAGATAGAAGAAAAAATTCGATTTTTATAGCGGGTGATGCTACAAAAATCGATTACGGAGAAATTCTTAAAGCTTGCAATATGCCAAAAAGAATTGATTATTTAAGTATTGATCTTGAGCCACCACCATTAACACTGCAAGCGTTATACCGACTTTTTGAAAGTGATTATATTTTTAATATAGTTACATATGAGACGGATTACTATCGTGAAAAGGACTACGGTATTAATACTTTAAGACTGCCCTCACAAGAGCTTTTTAAATCTAGAGGGTATGTCCTAATGCAAGAAGGTAGACAAGACGATTATTATATACATAGTAGTATTATTGGAACAAATATGTAAAAGGACAACAATATGAAACATTTTTATGATTATATAGACGGACGGTGAAAGAATTTTTGAACATGAACAGAAGATATATGACATCATCGACTTCTTTGGATGGTATCGATGATATAGGAATATGCCTCTACTACAATCCCAATGAAAGCTAAGATAATAGGTGGAGGTCTATCGGGAATAACATCGGCTATAATTTTAAAGAAAAATGGATACGATGTAGAGATATTTGAAACGAGAAGTCACATAGGAGGAAATTGCTACGACTCTAATATATCAGGAACCTTAGTCCATAACTACGGCCCACATATATTCCATACAGATGATGATGAAGTTTTCAATTTTTTATCTGAATATACGGATTGGACACCTTTTAAGCTTCAACCTAAAGGCAATACTGAATTAGGTATTATATCTTTACCATACAGTAAAAAAACTGTAAATGAAATAGGCAGAGAATTGAGTCAAGAAGAGATAATTAAATATATATTTAAAGATTATTCAGAAAAACAATGGGGGACATCATTTGAAAATATTCCGTCTACTATAACAAATAGAATACCGAAAACCAAAGATTGTGATGATCCTACTTGGTTCGAAGGTCAAAAATATCAATGTATTCCTAAATTCGGATATACAAAAATGATGGATAGTATGTTAAACGGGATAAAAGTTAATTTGAACGTAGAAAATAACGAATGGAAAAAACACGATACAGATTTAACGGTTTATACTGGAAAAATAGATGAATATTTCGACTTTTGTTACGGTAAACTGCCATACAGATCATTATCATTCACTCATAAAACATCTTCAGTTAAGATGGACACTTTCATAATAAATCAAAATGTTAAAGAGGTGGAATATACTAGAATTTACGATCATAGTTACTTCACACCTAAGCATAAAGGAAATACTATTATAACTAAGGAATATCCTAAAAATTGTGAGGATGGAGATGTTCCTTTTTACCCAATTCCATTTAGTTATAACGTAGAAATATATGAAAAATACAGAAAATTAGCAGAATTTGAGAAAGATGTTATATTTGTTGGGAGATTGGCTACATATAAATATTTAGATATGTGGATGGCTATAAGGCAATCTATGAATAAGATAAGAAAATACTTAAATATATGAAACATTTTCACGACTATATAGATGGATGGTTTGATTTCGGTGACTTTTACGCTGAAGTAGTAAACTCTCACGATAAAGAAAACGGCATTTTCGTGGAAGTTGGTGCTTGGCTAGGCAAAAGTCTTTCTTGTTTAGGGGTAGAAGTTATAAACAGTAAGAAAAACATTAAGATATATAGTGTCGATACTTGGAAAGGAAGTGAAGAGCACAAAACTGTTGATGGTTGTCGAAGTTACGAAGTTTTCAATGCTGTAAAAAACGATACACTATTTGACATGTTCTGGAAAAATATTGACCCTATAAAAGATGTTGTCACACCAATAAAGCTTTCATCTGTTGAAGCCGCTAAAACATTTGAAGACAATTCTATCGATTTCATATTTTTAGATGCTTCTCATAAATATTCTGATGTTAGGAACGATTTAAATGCTTGGTATCCTAAAATTAAAAAAGGTGGTATATTTGCAGGTCACGATTATGGGTGGGACGAAGTTAAAGCAGCACTTGAAGAGTTTGGTAGTATTAATAATATAACAATTTATCCTAAATCTACTTCTAGTTGGATGTTTACAGTCTAGATTTTTTGAAAATCCTTGATATAATAGTCACATGCGTAAAGTAACATTCAAATCCTTGTCAATAAGGAATTTCTTATCTGTTGGTGATTCTCCTGTGGTCATAGACTTCAAAGACGGTATAAATCTTATAACAGGGAGAAATCTAGATAAACCAGATGCTAAAAATGGCGCAGGTAAATCTACAATAATTGATGCTTTATACTTTGCATTGTTCGGCACAACTATAAGGGAGTTGAAAAAGGATTTGATTGTCAATTCTATAAATAAAAAGAATTGCGAAGTAGAACTTTCAATCGCAATAGAAAACGGAACGGAAACGGATGAATACCTGATTAAAAGGAAGATAAATCCTTCTAAATGTGAATTGTATTTAAATGGTGTAGATGCGACAAAATCCACAATTGCTAACACAACCGATTTTATTCAGAAACTTGTGAAATCATCTGGAGAAGTATTTAAAAATTCTGTTATTATGACTATTAATAACACAACACCGTTTTTAGCACAAGATAAAATAGAAAAGAGGAAATTCGTTGAAAATGTGGTGAATTTGGAAGTGTTTTCATCCATGCTTAAATCTGCTAGAGATGAATATAACGAATTGCGAAGAACTTATGAAACTATCTATACTAGAAGAGATACATTATCACAATCACATGAGTTGAATAAACAACAATTGTCTTTATTTGAGGGGAATAAACAAAGGAGAGTTAAAGACTTACAAGAAAAAATAGATTCTGGATCGGCTAATATAGAAACCCTTAAAAAACAATTAGTATCGATTCCTGACGATTTTGAGTCTTTAATAGGAGATAAAAAGAAAACGTTGAAAGATTCTTTGGCTACTATAGATTTAGATTATAAAAATATATTAGAAGAGTCTTCTAATATCAAAGCGGAAATAAAGCAAGTAAACACCCAAATAAACGCTATAAACCAAAAAAGTTCTAGTTGTCCTACCTGTAAGAGATTGTATGAAAACGATGATAGCGAACATCGTGAAGCCATTAAAAAGGACTTGAGGGAAAATCTAGATGGTCTATCAGTAAAAGAATCGGAAATAAAGAAAAAATTCGAACCTTTCGTTGAAAAAAGAGAGGATATTAATAAAAAACTGGAAAAATTGGATTCCGCCATTTCAGATATAAAAAGTAAAATATCCAACAATGAAAAAATAGAGGATAAAATAGGATATACAAAAGACACAATAGAGTCTTATCGGAAAGATATATCCAAGATAGAAAAGGAATCTAACGAAGTGCTGGAGAAAACGGTTAAGGATACTGAAATAAAACTGTCGGAATATAAAACAGAACTTGAGACAATGGATAAAAACCTTAACATTTTAGATTGTATCAAATTTGTTGTTTCAGAAGAAGGGGTTAAATCATATATAGTTAAAAAGATACTTGCAGTTTTAAACCAGAAAATGTTTTACTATCTTCAAAAGTTTGAAGCTAATTGTATATGTAAATTTAATGAGTTATTTGAAGAAGAAATAGTGGATGACAGGAAAGAATATAAATCTTATTTCAATTTCTCTGGTGGAGAAAGAAAGAGAATCGATTTAGCGTGTCTATTTGCCTTTTTGGATATTAGAAGAATGCAAGGGGATGTTTCCTTCAGCACAACTTTTTATGACGAACTTTTAGATTCTTCTTTGGATGATAGAGGTGTTGAATTAGTGTTAGAGGTTTTGCGAGATAGAGTAGACCAATTTAAAGAAAATGCTTACATTGTAACTCATAGAGGATCAGCCATTACTAGCAAAGTTGACAACACTATATGTATCGAGAAGAAAAACGGGTTCAGTAATTTGATAGAAATATAAAATATGTGGTAGCAATTTAATATGTAGTTGTATAAATAACACAACTTATGAATTACATGTCGGCAAAGTCGGGGATAAACAACATATTGGGATCGCCTATAGGAATTCCTACTGTAGGAATGGGACTAGGAAGTTCCATGTATCACGCTATTAAACAAACCCCTAACGTAGAAATGCCAAGTATTCCAGTTCCGGGAGATGGCTTGCCTAGGGCGATAAACTTCCTAGCTGATTACGGAGGATGCTCGTGGTATCGCTGTATGGCACCAAATTTGATGTTGAATCTGTATAACAAGGCAGTAATCATGGAATCCACTACGATGATTTTAGATGAAAGATTTTACAGCGGAGTGAAAGCAGTTAAAATTCAAAGACAGGCTACTCCGATACAAAAAGAGTTTGTTAAACTGTTGAAAAATTATTCTAACAAGTATGGTTTTAAACTGATTTACGAAATTGATGATATAGTTTTCAGAGAGGATATTCCAGATTATAACAGAAACAAAGATGCATTCGTTCCAGATGAAATTAGAAATAGTATAGTGGACATTTTAGAAATGACGGATGAAATAACAGTGACATGTGATTTCATGGCAGATTATTTTAAGAGTAAAACCAGAAACAAAAATGTCACAGTAATACCTAATTATTTGCTGAAGTGGTGGTTTGATAGATATTACAATCTTGGAGATATGGTTAAGAATTTTGAAAAGAATAAGAAAAAGCCGATTGTTTCTATTTTTGCATCAGGGACACATGTTGATGTAGCAAATCGCGTAAACCAGAAAGACGACTTCGAAGCGGTTGTTCAGGCGATAATAAGAACCAGAAAAGAATACCAGTGGCAATTCTACGGTTCTTATCCATTACCTTTAAAACCTTTTATAGATAATGGAGACATAAAGTATGTTCCTTGGGTTGACCTAGCTGAATTCCCTGAAGCGATGGCTAAGTCTGGAACACAATTAGCATTTGCCGCTTTACAGAAGAACAATTTTAATTTTGCTAAGTCAAACATTAAGCTCATCGAAGGAGGAGCTTTAGGAATTCCAGTGGTTTGCCCTGATATGGTAACATATAAAGATGCTATTTTAAAATATAACACTGGTGACGAATTCATCGATCAGGTGAAATATGCATTGAAGGATCAAACACGTTATGCAGATTTAGTTAAAAAATCAAGAGCCATAGCGGATAATTATTGGTTGGAGGATTCTCAGAATCTGATGAAGCACCACGAAGCATACTTTACTCCATATAAATCTCAAAATAGAAAGTATTTGAGTGAAATACCATACAATTTATAACGATTTGACTTCCTATACTACTTTGATATAATCACTGAAGCATATGTATAGAAACGCTTATTATAATTATAAATCTAAAAGTATATTTTTAAGGACTTGGAATTCTGAGGGGAGTAGAATAGATTTGGAGATACCTTATAGTCCGTATCTTTACGTAGAAAGTGATGCAATTAAAGACGGTGTTTCCATTTTCAATACATCTTTACGTAAAATTGATTTCGAGGACTCTTATAAACGAAAGGAGTTTATGGAAAAAAGTGGTCATAAACACAGATTTTTCTACAGTCTTCCTCCAGATCAACAATTCTTAATTGATTCGTATTTTCATAAAATTGACGATAAAAGTTTCAGTCAATTCCCCCTGAAAATATTTAATATTGATATAGAAACTAAATGCAACAAATATTCAAATAAACATATAGTTCAACTGAAAAGTAATGGTGAAAGAACCTTCACTTCAACTGTGGAAAATCTTTTGAGTTATGATAACGCAGAACATCTTGTATATGATGAAGAATGTAAGGAGTGGATTAAAATAAATGGCAGTTGTTATTTGAAGCAGACATTCCCAAATCCTGACATAGCACAATATCCAATATTGTTAATAACCGTTCACGATTCTATCTCTGATACATATCATACATGGGGAGAAGGAGAATATACACCAAAATTGAAAAATAGCGTATATCATAAATGTGATTCAGAAGTTGATTTGTTGAGTGGGTTTCTGGATTTTATGCGAGATGATTACCCTGATATCATCACTGGATGGAACATTGTAGGATTCGATATTCCATATTTAGTAAACAGGATTAAAAGTGTGATTAGTGAAGGTGCTATGCTGAAGATTTCTCCAGTTGGTAGAATATATTCCACAAGAACCAACAACGGATTTGGAAAATTTTTCGAGAAGTGGACTATTCTAGGTTTGTGCGTGTTAGATTATATGATGTTATACAAAACATTTTCTAGAGAAAAGCGTGAATCATACAGCTTAAATTATATAGGAGAAGTTGAATTGGGTAAAGGGAAATTAGAAATAAACGCTACTAACTTGTCCTTGTTAGCTTATAGCGATTGGGAAAATTTTGTAGATTATAACATTCAAGACGTTAATCTGGTAGTAGAACTGGAAGATAAATTGAAATATCTTCAGATTGCGAGATTGATGTCTTATCAAGGATGTTCTAATTTTGAACAAGCTTTGGGAAAGGTTAAATTAGTCGAAGGTGCAATAGCAATCCAAGCTAAAAAACAAGGATTTATAATACCAACGTTTGAACCTAATATTGACGGTGCTTTGCCGGGTGGATATGTTAGAGAAGCGGTAACGGGTCTTCAGGAGGCGATAGTATCGTTTGATGCTAACAGTCTATATCCTAACACCATAATAACATTAAACATATCACCTGAAACAAAAGTCGGTAAGATCATAAACCATCCAGATTTTAATAATCCAGAAGATGTAGCAGAACTGGTTTTAGTAAACAGAAAAGTTCATAAGATACCAGTTAAAAAGCTGAAGCAGTTTTTAACATTGGAAAAAATGTCATTATCCAAAGCGAATATTTTATATTCACAGAAGAATAAAGGGGTGATACCACAATTAGTAGATGACATGTATGCCAAACGTGTTGATGCTAAGAACAGGGGAAAAGTATTGAGTAAAATAAAGAAGAAGAACGCTGAAGAAAAGGCTGAAGAGTTTTATTTGGATATTTTGCAATACACTATAAAGATTTTTTTGAATTCTATATATGGTGTGTTTGCAAATAATTATTGTATATTTGCTGACATAGATGCTGCTAGATCGATCACTGAAACTGGTCAGTGGGTAGTGCAAGAAGCGGGAAACTTGGGGGATAAATTTGCAAAAGAAAATTACGGTATAGAAAAGAGTATAATCGTATATGGGGACACGGATTCGGGATATTTTACGATTGCACCCATCCTGAAAAAATTGGGTGTTAATTTGCTTGATTCAGAGTCGAATATAACTAATGAAGCAATGAAAGTTGTTAATGATTTAGACGAATATCTGAACAGAAACATAAACGAGTTAGCTAAAGAGCAACTATATACATTAGATTCTAGATATGTATTTAAAAGGGAAGTAATTGCCGATTCTGGAACTTTCTTGATGAAGAAAAATTACATTTTGCATATCAACGACGAAGAAGGTAAAAAGGTGGACAAATTTAAATATGTTGGTGTTAAGGTAGCAAAATCGACAATATCTAAAACCATTAAAACAGGAATTAAAAAGGTGGTTGAAGTAGCATTGACCACTAAAGACG